CACCGATTGCTCATTACCCTAATTGGCAAAACGGTGAATGGAAAGCTTTAGTTGAATGGTGTAAAAAATATAACAGAATTGTTAAACCTTTAGCTCGTTCTTGGAAACAAGGATGCACCGTAGTCGTGGAGAAATAAAATGGTAGAAAGAATTATGGATCCGAATAATATTCGTAGTGATCATTTAAATCGATATAACTTTGCCTGTAAGACCATAAAGAGTGCTTCGAATATTTTAGATATAGGATGTGGTATTGGGTATGGCTCTGTAGTCATGCACAATCTTTTGGATGCACAGATTGATTGTATCGACAAATCGGCAGAAGCCTATGAAGTTTTTCAAGAAGCCTACAACTTCACGGCTCCTTGCATTGACTACATCGTTGCCGACTTTACTCAGCTTGACAAGAACCGACTCAAGAAAAGTTACGATGCTGTTGTGTCGTTTGAGTTTATCGAACACATACCGCCAAAGCTTGTTCCTAAAGTATTTGAGTTAGCTGCTGAGAAATCAAACACGTTCATCTGTAGTTCACCAAATGAATGGGTACGACCTCACAAACAACCACCGGTTAATGAGTTTCACTTTAAACATTATGATCCTGATGAGTTCTCCGACTTTGCATGTGATGCTGGGTTTACAGACTTAGAGTTCTATTGTCAGACTCGTGGTGATTATGGAGATGTCCGCCCGGGACAAGACGGCAAGTTTATGATTGGTGTTTTTAAAAAGTGACTTCTAAGAAACGTTTGTGTCTTGGTTGTAAGATTCCTTTGACATTAGAGAACGGTTATATTCAAAAAACTAGAAATAGATTTCAAAGTTATTGTCGTGTGTGTCTTAATAAAAAGACCTTGGAAAAAGGACAACAAAATAAACAAAGAGCTATAGAATACAAAGGAGGCAAGTGTGCTTACTGTGGTTATAATAGATGCTCTGATGCCCTAGAGTTTCACCACATCGACTCCCGCCAAAAAGATAAGATGTTTAGGAATCTCAGGTATTGGGGTTGGGAACGTACCAAGAAAGAACTAGAAAAGTGTTTGTTGTTATGTTCTAATTGTCATAGAGAGAAACACTCCGATATGTAGGTGGGGGTATGGGTACCCTAGATTTAAAACAAAGGGGCCTATTCTACAGTAGCTTTGTGTAGTATAAATCTGTATTTTTTCTAATATTATTTCACTTGCATATAATATATAACACACCTACGGTAGTATTTTTTTCTGCCCCCTCTAACTTAGAATGATTCTAAACTTGACAGCTAATAAAAATAAATAAAGCTTGACAATTATTTCTAGTTTGGTACACTATAATTGTCATTAATTAATATAGGAGAATGAATATGACACAACTAAAACAACTACGATTACCTCTGCCAATCACGGACGAGGATCTAGAGAAGATAGAAGCCTATCCGATCCTAGAGAAACGAATAGCTAGTCTGTTGGTTAAACTTGAAGACCAACACAACTGGGCTACCCACCAAGAAGAACTGAATTGTTACTATCAAAAGAACTATGAAGAAACCATACAAGAACTGCGAGAGCAGGTAACCTTCTACAGAGGTTACTCGATATGAGCTTAAATAAAACAGATAGATATGCTGTATATCGTAACTTGAATAATGGTATGCTGTCCGTTCAATCCCGTGGTCGTAAAGACTACGGGAAGGTCATTGGTCATGTAAGGAGCATTGCTTTGAAGAATGTTTCTTTCGTAGTCAGACCTGCGGGGAGATCTAAAGTATTAAGAGAGGGTGTGAAGAATGTCCATGCATTTGCTGTGGGTCATATTCTCTTTCCTTGCCAAGCTTTAACGGGAGTATTTCCCAAGCATTTGAGTCTGCGGGATCCAGATGCCGAGGTCTATTACAATCCCTATGAAGTATCTACTTTTGTAGATCAGGATACCAAGAAGGCTGTTCATACAGCTCGGAGGGCTGTCCTAACCTGCTATCGGATCCAAGTTAAATATTAGGATCTAAATCAAAACCCCAGATATTCTCTGGGGTTTTTTTTGTCATTAATTTCTTCCATGATATGCCATCCAAGACATGAATACCATAAGTAGGAAGACTAGGAAAAGTAATAAGGATCCCATTACCAGCCTGCCCTCAGTCTTCTGAGAGCATTCTTCTCATCACCGCCATGACATACATCGCAGATCAGACCATTGACTCTGGGTGCACCATTGTGTCCAAACTCCCATTTGAACATCTTGCCGTCCACAGGGCTGATCTTCGAAATAGCCAGCTCTTTAATTGAATGACCACAGAGAGCACACGGATCTGAAACTACTTTTGCTTCAGGTTGGGTTACTGTTTTAGTTTTTAATTGTGTCATACATTCTCCTTGTTGACTGTTAAAATTATATAATACCACACTCAAATCTTGTGTCAACTAAAAAATGAGCCTCATAGAAGCCTCTACAGAGCCATTAGCATAGCTTTATGCACATTACCATTAGGTATATAATAAGAAAAAAACGGGGTAAGCATAACTACTGTAAAAATTTTAGCCCAAAAAAAAACCCCCTAGAAATTAATCTAGGAGGTTTGTGTAATGTTAACCTAATTTTATTTTCTTATCCAAGGTGTACTTACTCGTGTCCATGTCGCCATAAGTTTTGGATAAGTAATCTTTATATAAATGAAAGACCTTCTCCCTACTTCCCTTTAATCCAAACTCTCTTTTAATAAGAGTATAACAAGTAGGTGCCTTATTAGTTAGTCTCATGTTCATAGTAATCTCGCCGTGCAGTCCTTGTAACATTACAAAGGCTCTGATGCGAAACATATCTTGTTGTCCATTTGCTTCAACCATATTCATTCTCCTTTTATTGGTTGTTAAAGATATATTAAAGCAGAACCTTTCTTCGTTGTCAAGAACTGATTTTAAGCCTCGTACAGAAGAATTATCATACTCTTATGAACATTACCATTAGGTATATAATAAGAAAAAAACGGGGTAAGCACAACTGCGAGAAAATAAAAGAAGTCAAAAAAAATCCCCCTAGAAATTAATCTAGGAGGATAGGGAGGAAGTTTATTTAAAGGGTAATTCTAGCTGACGAACTTTGGGGTCAGCATAATTATTAACAGGGACTCCTGTCTTTGTGTAATAATTTAAAGCACCTATGTCGTTATTTAAATCTTCAATAGTGCCATACCAATTAATATAATTGAAAAACTTTTCACCCATTAACTTCCTCACTAACAGAGCTTGGCTTGGGTCAAGGGGACAGAGTGCGGAGTGTATTTTATCCGTAGCTTCAGCTAGGGATTTGCTACGACTGTCCACCACACCTAGTTTTTCTAGTTCTTTTTTAAATAAATTTGACATATTCATTCTCCTTTTAATAATTAACTTAGAATAATTCTAAATTAGAAACCCGTCAAATACTTGGGTATATTAGAATTCTACCAAAAAGAAAACCCCAAGTCAAAATAATAATTAACTCAGGGCATCTTTGTCATTTTGGAGAATGATACTACTTGTATATCACATGATTGTTTATAGTCAATAGAAAAAAACGAGGTGAACATAAAAAAACTTTATTTAGAACCATTCTAAACTAATAATCATAAGAAAAAAACAGGGTTTATATAATAAAATCAAGGGTTTATATGTTTTTAGTGGTGTTTAAAAAATATTGTTGACAAGGTCTTTGTATTTGGTATTATAAATAGATGTTAATTGACGGATTGACATTTTACGAACTAGAACAACAACTTACAAGGAGAATGAATATGAAACAATATGTTCACCAACACACATTTATTGACACACTCGTACAAGATGTAAATGCTTCCTTTAGCTATGAGGGGGCAAAAGCTTTATTTAGACATTTAGAACAATTAGAAGAAAGTATTGGGCACGAAATCGAGTTCGATTCGGTAGCCCTCCGTTGTGCTTATTCTGAATATGAAAATATTGAAGAGTGCTTGAAAGATTATGACCACATCAAAACGATTAAAGAACTAGAAAAGAATACGGAAGTTATTAAAATTCTAGACTTTAACGAAAACGATACTAAAAGAATAATCATTAATACGGAGTTTTAAACATGGGAAAAGTTAAAGAATATTATTACGATTTAGAACAAAAGGAAATTGAATCGGAAATTTTAAATTATCCATATGCAGAGGGACACCCTGTCCCCTCTGCTTCACTTAGAGCAATAGAAATACATAATAAAATTCAGCCTCATTTTTTCGATATAGAAGACATTCAAGAAATGATTAGTTTTTATTATGATGAAAAATTGTGCAACCCATAAACAAAAATAAAAAAAAGGAGAATAAAAAATGAATGAAGTTTTTAACGATATTAACGAACTGGAAAAAGTAAGAACTTTTTTATTAAAAGCAAAAGCAACTAATTGTAAAACAACTGCAACAGCTTGTAATGATGTAGCTTTTGAAAAATTAAATAAAATAATAAAAACAAAAATAAAAATTATTGAGGACTTTGAAGAGCAAAACAAAGTATCAGGAGGACTCGGAATATGAGCAAATATTATACAGTAGAATATCAAACAACAAACAAAACTAAAGAACGAGAGTTTAACGACCTCTCCAAGGCGAACGAGTTTGCAGAAGAACAAGCCAGAGATTATGGATATGATGTTAGAATTTATGATAATACAAGGCAGAACAGAAAAATAATTGCTGAAGATTGGGGGAAAAGATGAGTAAAGAAATCTATGAAGAGATGAGACATCTTAAACAAGAAGAAGTTCATAATCTCCAAATGAGATTAAAGGCTTGTTGCGATAAGATAGCAACGATTAAAACTATGCTTGAAGAGATTCAAGAACGACTAACTGAAATACAAAAACTATAACAAAAGGAGACGACACATGACTAAAGAACTATTAGAACACATTCGTAAAGTATGGGACAAGTGCTATGGAGAAGATATCAAAGAGGACTATAGTGCTTTCTATAATGCTCTTAAAAAAGATAAAGGAGACGACTGATGACTAAAGACTTATTTGATTCACAAATATGTGTGGAGTGTGGTAAACCTTGCCATTTTGGTAGTGGTAGGTTTGTTAATAGATACCCTCGAGATGATGGTGATGTCGAGGGTTGGGTATGTGGTTTCTGTGCAGTAGAAATCGATGCAATGATTGAGGAGATGAGAGATGACTAAAAAATATCATGTAACAACTTATGCTACTGCTGAATGGCAATGCATAGTCGAAGCTGATTCTAAAGAGG